CATTAATGCTAATCTTCCCCTCTTTCACAAGACGCTTAATCTTGCGACCAACCTCTAGGTTGTCGTCGTATGCCTTATCGTGTTCTGGAGTAGCTGGTAGATTTGGTATGAACATGTTAAATGCCACCATTTTCTGAGGCATCGAGAGTTCTTTATCTTGCAGTACACTTAAAAGGTTTTTGGGAAGCCTGGAAAGATCCTTTTTAGTTAGACTTGAAAGATCCATTACTCTTTATTTGGACGATTTCTTTAAATGAAGATAAAGAAATTACAATTATATTTTATAATGGGAGATCTAAAAAGGTATGACTTTCTGACACAAGAAGAATGTGATACGATTGTTCGTGAAATCCTTTCTCTAGAAAATGTGGTTAAACGACTTGGTCCTGACATATATCCCGGCACTTCTGAAGATTCTCTAACGGGGCGATATCACTGTTTTAATTATCTCACCGTCAATAGTATTAATACTATTATATGTCCCAAGTTAAAAGAAATATTTGGTCCATGTGTTGTTCAATGTTGGGCAAATATTTTTAGACAAGGTGAAGGTATTGTCGAACATAAACACATCGAGGATAAAAATATTTGCCCCACATTCATGACGAGTGGAAATATATTTTTATACGGAGATCCAACTACTGGAACGTATTACGAAGATGTAAAACATGATAACAAAGTGGGTGAGTTGTCCATTTTTCCATCTGATATGTTACATGGTGTTCCAAAAAATACAACTGGTGATATAAGAATATCAATGGCTATTGATGTTTATATGGGTGATGAAGTTATTTTGAATGCTCTAGTTTCCGAAATGCCTAAACGTTTTTTTTACGTACGGTAGTTAGGGTTTAGAATTAGTTATTAATATTACTGCAGGTGCTGAACCCTTTGGTGGTTTTTTACAGAAAATCTTACAATCACAGCAATCCTTTACCGATACGCGCTGCTTTTTAGTCGCGTAACACCGCGTAGGTAACATGATATCTTTGGATATGTAACGTGCTATTTGGTCAAGAAGTATCATCCTACTTATTGACTATATATTAGTTTAAGAATTATAGATATAGTATAAATATGGCGTTTACACCGTTGTCAATAGCCGCCCAATTCGGTCATGTGCAAGAGGTACTAGCATTGATCGAGACGGGTACTGACATCAACGTGCGTAATCATATTGGTTGGACACCACTCTATATGGCCGCTGGAAATGGTCATAATGAGGTAGTGAAAGCTCTGATCGCGGCGAATGTGGACATTGACAAGACTGATGATATCGGTTGGACACCGTTATTAAAAGCTATTGAATACGGCCACGAGACAACGGTGCAGATACTGATCGATGCCGGTGCTGATATCAATCACGCGTCGCATAGTGGTATGACACCATTATTTAACGCAAAGTTGAAAGGTGTTATATGGAATTAAGACTCATGTGTAGATGGGACAAGGCATCCTATAACTTTATTAGAGAAATTCCGTAGCCCAAATCTTCGAGGATTGGATCATTCTTGTAATCAACTTGGTAATATATCTTTTTGACACCACTACTCGCGAGGGCTTTGAAACAGTTGATACATGGATAGTGTGTGATGTAGGCCACAGAATCATCGATGGAGACACCTCTCTTCGCTGCATCGGTGATGGCATTAATCTCTGCATGAATCGTGGCTTGCTCGTGACCCCAACGTACGATAGATCTATGGTCCGTACCAGCGAGGAATCCGTTGTACCCCATACTTATGAGTCTATTGTTCTTCACTATAACACACCCCACTTTTAGTCTGTCACATGGGGAGCGAATAGATGCCAGAGTCGCAGCTTTTAGAAAGTAGTCGTCCCAAGAGATTCGTTCCTTGGGTTCTTCAGGTGGAGGGGAGCGCTGACGCCTAGCATCCTTGGTCATAGACATGAAACGGGGTGATGAACGTAGGGCACGGGGGCTGTCCATTTTATATTTAAACACAAATAATCTTTATACCTTAGGCAACATGTATGAAATTAACCATACTGTTAATGTGACAGTTCTTATACTGTAGTACTCTCCGAGAGGGTACATCAATGGCAAAACAGCAGTCGCAAGAGTGTTCAGTTGAATATGTCGAAAATTACTGGTATTTAGGTATAAGTATGACAGTATCACCGATTGTAAAATTAGCCAGTGGTTTATATCAACTGAACTTTTAACGATACCATTTTCCATTCGTAAATCTTTAGGGAAATTAACCAACAAATACACTAAACCAATCATGGGTAATATTTGTAATTCGGGGTAGTATTTCCACCCCCCATTTTGATATTTTATGTCACCTATACACAGTGTAATCATTATCGCCAGATTAAGAAATAACAACGTCCGAAACGAATTATCGGAGTAGAATTCGGGTATCAGCACTACACAGCAACCGAGAAAGACCAGGAGTATTTTAATAAAACCGGGTAGGGTACCTATTCCTTGATCACGACCAATTTTGTTATTGAAGATTTGATTCACGATCAATGCTAATGCAATGATGAGTGCGATTTTAGCTATATCATTATTCAGTTTTATCAACTCGTATAAGATGACACAAATTATCACAAAAAGTATTGTGTTCATACATAATATACTCTGACATTTTTTTGGTTCATGAGAAACTCTTTAACAATATCTCCTCCGCCATTTAGCCTCTAATTCTGGAAACAACTCCCCTAAGGTTTTGAAATATGTATCAATATATCGCTTTTCTTCCTCTTCTTCCACAGTCAATTTAAGGCGGTCCGGGAACATACCCAATTTTATCGTCTTAAAATGATCAAGTCTTTTATTGAAATTCTCAAAAACACGAAACGATAGTAAGGTTTCGTCTTTTATGTTTAAAACACGAATTTCTTCGTGTATTCGGTCTAGGTGAACCATCTTGTATTTAACGCGGATTTTTGTTGGCTGAGGTGGTCATGGTTAAAGACTTTAAGTGATTGTTTATTTAAAGATGGGACTAATTTACAAAATTACAAGTCCATCGGGTAAATCGTACATCGGTCAAACAACCGGGAAATTAAATAGGAGAATATCTCGCCATGCTACAGAATCGGGTTGTGTCGCGATGAAGCGCGCGATGGATAAATATGGTAGAGAAAATATGAAATATGACGTTATAGAAGAAAATGTTCCACTCGAACATCTCGATGATTGTGAAATGTATTGGATAGATGAGTTAAATACACTCTCACCGAATGGATATAACCTTAAAACCGGTGGTGGACGACCATTATTTTCTGAGGAAACCAAAGAACGTATGCGAGAAGTACACCGCACGAGAAAAATTGAAAGGGATGGATATTTGGGAAATGTACATCGGGTTAATAAAAATGGATTTATGCCCAGAATTACGATAAATGGTAAAGAAGAATGCCTTTCACATCACAGTTTTAAAACTCCTGAAGAAGCTGTAAATATATTGATACAATATACAAAAGATCCTGATAATTTCATAAAACCTGGCACCCCTATAAGAAAACAACAATCGGGAACTGTATATTTTCATAAAACTAAAAATCGGTGGGTTGCGAGATCAGCGAATGGTACCCACATAGGTTTGTTCGATACAAAAGAAGATGCTGATCAAGCTCTAAATAAATATAATGAAAACGGCGAATTACCACAAACTAATAGAAGACCTCGTGGTTCTGGAACTATACAACAACTATCTAACGGTAAGTGGCGTGCGAAATTAGGTAGGGTGGGGATAGGAACATTCGATACAAAAGAGGAAGCTGAACAGTCGATTATTCGCTATAAAGAAACCGGTATTACAAATGTAACATACAGAGAAGGTGGTTCTGGAACTGTAACATTCGATAAACAAACCAAAAAATGGCGTGCACGTTCACCACAAGGGAAGTATGTGGGAACGACATTCATTACAAAAGAAGATGCTGAACAAGCTCTAAATAAATATAATGAAAACGGTGAATTACCACCAGCTAAAAGAAGACCTGCTGGTTCTGGAACTGTATATTTCAACAAAACGAAAAATCGGTGGGGGGCCAAGATTTCACGTAAATATATTGGTGTGGGATTTCTCACAGAAAATCAGGCTATAAGTGCGCTTGATAAATATCTCATCGCAAATCCTTATCAGCAGTGTAGTACGTCTTCCCCTTAGTGGCGAAACTATGAACCCTCGCGTACCCCCACGCCTGTGGAGAAGCTCCCGGTCGATGCCCGGTTCTCCACGCAGCGAGTCCCCTGTTGTAGATTTTTTGGACAGTCTTTAGAGGAATGCCAGTAGCCTTCGCAATATCTGGCAATGACTTGACATCTGAGCCGTACCTTTTCCTGAACTTTTGGGTGTAGGAGGAAGTCTTCGTCTTTCGTCCTTCGTCTGTTCTAAACTTGGTGTAATCTTTTTTGAGCATCTTCTTGTAACGAG